CTTGCCGAATACGAAATCAAAATATACGATGCTTACGCTCATTATAAAATCACTAAAAAAACCTACGATGAAAAACTCACTATTAAACAAACAAGAGAATGCGATGAATGCCTTGAAAGGCTTTACGAGAACAACACGTTTGAAGATGCCTACGTTGAAGCCTACAACGACGAGGGCTATATGTGGGGCATTTAATAACTATCAAGTGAACCGATTTTGGACATCATTCAACCACGACCTTTACAACCGAATTTGTGAAATTAAAATGCAAGAGCTATGACACCGAGAGAAAAAGCAATAGAGTTAGTAGAGCAATTTTCATCCGTGTTGATGCACGATGAGTTATACGATGATTCCATTAAATGTGCAGGTTTATTTGTTGATGAATTAATTGAGGCTTTACACGAGAATGCTTGGCAAAATAGATTAATAATAGATTTTTGGAATGAAGTAAAACACGAATTAGAAAAGCTATGAGATACAAACTAACATACAAAATAGGACTGGCAGTAGTTCAGGAATGGATACTAACCTCACAGTCTTTAGCCTATTGGAAGAAACACGACTTACTTGTGACAGGCAGATACAATGACGGAAAATTTATAGTAACACCAATAGAACCGAAATGACAAAAGTAGAAATTATAGAAAGCCTGATTAATGAATACGGCTTAAAATCAAAGAACCGCAGTAGAGATTACATATACCGAAGGTACTACCTCTACAACGAACTACGCAAAATTGACTACACGTTAACCGAAATAGGAAATATGTTTGGCGGTAAACACCACGCTACCATCCTTCACGGACTACGTCAACACGAAGACCTTCACAGGTTCGGATACGAAGACTACAAGATAGCTACAAGGCGAATAGACGAGGTCTTATACGGTGCAACGCTTCCTTACTACGATGATTCACCTGACTTGGTGAAAGACGTTCTAAAGGCAAAAACGTACACGCAGTTTAAGAAGATTCAGCGACACATAAAATTAGGGAAATACGAAAAAAGTTTATAGCTGATGCAACTTTTTTGATAGTTATACGTTACATTTGTAGGGGTGTTGCAGACCCATTAAAAAAATTATTGAAAGTCCATTGAGGAGTAGTGCTGCAACCACGAAACTTAATGGGCTTTTTTTTATCCTAAAAATGTTGCAGATGAGCGGATGGATTAGAATTGATAGAGATATAACTTCTCATTGGATTTTCAAAGACGAGTGGAAATTCAGGAACTGGATTGACTTGCTTACATTAGTGAATCATTCAGAGCAAAAAGTTAATCTCAAAGGTACGGTGTTGACGTGTAAACGTGGTCAAACATTATGCAGTTTAGATACTTTAGCAAAGCGGTGGAATTGCGATAAAAGCAAAGTTAGACGGTTTTTAAAGTTGCTCGAAAGTGATTCAATGATTGAACTAAAATCGGAACACATAACGACACGGCTAACTATTTGTAAATATGATACTTATCAAGGTGAGCGAAACGCAGATGAAACGCAAGTGAAACACAAACGAAACGCAAGTGAAACGCAAATGACACCAAACAAGAATGAAAAGAATGAAAAGAATAATAAATATAGCTTTTTAGCTTCGCTACTTGAAAACGGATTTGACGAAAAGTTATCTCTTGAATGGATGGAAGTTCGTAAACAATTAAAAGCCGTAAATACTGAAACTGCGTTCAACTCATTTATTACTCAAGTACAAAAACACGGAGGAGACCGAAACCATATTTTAAGAAAATGCGTAGAGCGTTCTTGGAAAGGTTTTAACGCAAACTGGCTTGAGAAGGAAAACGATAGATTATTAACCGCACTAAAAAACAACTGATGCTATTAAAACAAGGAGACGCACTACAATACCTACTCGATGTGCGAGATGGTAAAATCAAACAAGGACTCGGACTTGACTGCTTTTTGGATGAGCATTTAAAATTCAAGCCTAAACAACTAAACATCATTTTAGGACACGACAACGTTGGTAAGACTTATTGGATTAACTGGTACTTCATTACGCTTGCACTTAAACACGGACTAACGTTCTGCATTTGGTCAGGTGAGAATCAGAAAGGTCAAATTATGCGTGATATGATTCAAATGTATAGAGGTAAGCACTTCAGTAAATTGAGCCACTCACAAATCAGCGGAGACCTTGCGTACTTGGAGCAGTTCTTTACGTTCATAGATAACTCGAAATTGTACAAACCTGATGAGATACTCGAACTATTCAAGAAGAGCGGAGCAAATGTAGGATTGATAGACCCATTTACAGGTTTAGACCGTGAGATGAGCTTTTCAGGTAACTACGAATTTATGAACCGAGCAAGGCAGTTTGTGAATCAGACGGGAATGACTATCTACATAAACACGCATCCAAATACTGAAAGCGGACGAAGTGGTAACTTATACACGGAAGGCGAACTAAAAGGACATTTGAAAGCACCCTTAAAGGATGGAATTGAAGGCGGTAAGGCATTTTTGAATCGCTGCGATGATATGTTAGTTATTCACCGATTGATTAAGCACCCTGAACATAAATACAAAACTTGGATTCAAGTAGAAAAGGTCAAGGATATGGAGACCGGTGGTAAACATACGGAGATGGATTTTCCTGTGATATGTGATTTTAATTCAGGTATCGGATTCCAAATAAATGGAGTAGACCCTTTAGAGCCATTCCGACCAAGTGAAGTACAAAAAACAATCACGGACGGCATTATGTCTACAAGTCAAAAATTACGTAACTTAAACAATTTTTAAAATGGACTTATCATTAAAAGTGCTTTGGGCAAAGACAACCGTTTGGACGGTTAAAGAACGAATCAAGAACGTCAGAGAAAGACTTGAGAAAGACAAGCCTGAAGCACAAGACTACATCAATGGAGGCAAAGAAAGTGAGGCAAATTTACTTGAGACTATTCAGGTGATAAACCTACTTGAAGACGAAATCACTAATCTAAACCGAGAGCTTAATCAACTTGCAAGAAGAAACGCTCAACTGCGAGTAGCCTACCAAGAACTACAAGAAGAAATCAAATATAAAAATGTTGAGCTATGACTAAACTGCAAAAATTAATCAAAGAAACAATCGTAAAACCACTAACAAAAGACGAACACAAAGCATTAAGATTAAACGCATATAAACCTAAAAAATAAAATATGAAAGTAGAAAAAAAATTAGTAGCATTAACCGCCTTCCTTCCTGTGTTGGCAGACTTCATTGAGGATTTAAACGACCAGTACGTCTTCAAACAAGGACTCAAGCGCAAAGCAAATATGCTTGCAGAAGAAATCCAACGAGTAGACCGTGACATCCTACGAATAGACGGAGAGAACGCAGGTAAAATATTTGACGAGCAGATTCAGTTGCAGATTTTGTTTCGCCAATGGATTGAGGAAGTAATAGAAATAGACTAAAAAAACACGCTATGAAATTGAAGGAAAAATATATAATTGAAAAAATCAGCAGGAATAGTGCTAAAAAGCTATTAGATGAGTACCATTATTTACACGAAGAAGGAAATTTTAGAAGTGGTATTAATTTTGGTTTAATCGAAAAAGAAACTAATTTGTTGGTTGGTGTATGTATTTTTCATAGTGTGTCAGCAAAAGAAATTGCCAAAGGTTGTTTTGGATTGGATACATACAATTTAGAAGGTTTTATGGAGCTTGGTAGATTATGTCTCAACCCACATAAACACGAAAAAAATATCACATCGTTTTTCTTATCATCAAGCATTAAATTATTGAGAAAAATAAAAAATGTGGTCGCATTGTTGACGTATGCAGATAGTGATTATCATAGTGGATATATTTACCAAGCCTGTAATTTTCAATACTACGGATTGACTTCGCAAAAAAAAGATTTCTTTATCTTACAAGAAGACGGTTCATTTGTAAAATTACAAAGAGGAAAGTGCAAGGGGTTAAAAGGTGAATGGAGAATAAAATCAAGAAAGCACAGGTATCTAATTATTTACGATGACAATTTAAAAACAATTTGGAATCAAGAACCATATCCAAAAAACGAACAAAAATCAGGATTTAATTATCAGCAAAGTGATAAAATTAATCAAGAATTTATCCCAATAGAAAAACTACAATTAAAACTTGAGTTATGAGATGCAAAAATTGCAAGGAGAAGTTTGAGCCTATTCGTTTTTTACATAAATATTGCCTGAAAGACGAGTGTGTCCGTGCTTTTGTAGTTGAAGCCAAAGAGAAGCAATGGAAGCAGACTAAAATACGAATGAAAAACGACCTCAAGACAACATCAGATTGGTTAAAAGAAGCACAGGTAGTGTTTAACAAATACATAAGAGAGCGAGATAAAGGATTGAACTGCATAAGTTGCGACAAACCACCGCTCAAAAAAAACTGCGGACATTACTACTCTCAAGGAGGTCACTCAAATGTCAGGTTTGACGAAGACAACTGCCACTTACAATGCGAGCATTGCAATACTTATTTAAGTGGAAACCTACTGAACTATCAAATCGGTATAGAAAAACGAATTGGGGCTGATAGATTGATTGAATTACAAGGTAGAGCGCATTTAGAAAAGCGATGGTCAGTAGACGAACTGAAAGAATTGATAAAAAAATATAAAAAAAAGTTTGCAGAGTTAAAATAAGTATTATATTTGCATATAACAAAACCGCAACGCTATGAAAAATGTGTTTAAAAAGTGTAAGACAAAAGCAGACTTAATGAAGGATTCACGTTTAGTGAATGGAGTTGAGTGGTGTCCTTACGAATGTGTTTGGGAGGGTTGGTTAAAGGCAGGCTATCAAGCCTATGGCAACGAACAACATTCAATAATTGAGCCAACTATTGAAGATTTCTGCAGAGTTATGAACGGTGTTCAGCTTTGGGAAAATGACCCTGAATTAATTTAATTTTAACGGGGGGTGCGCATCCGTAACGCACGAAAACAAAAACGCTATGAAAAATTTATTTAAAAGTTTGGCAGCATTTCAGCAGGAAGTGCCAGTAATTCACAAAGCCACACAAGGCTACGGGTATTCTTACGCAGATTTACCCAAGATTTTTGAGGTAATCAATCCTATCCTAAAAAAACACGGACTCGGATTTACCCAACAACTTACAAACCAAGAAGGGCAAAACTGCCTCAAGACGGTTATCTTCCACGAGAGTGGTGAGTTTATGGAATCGGTTTGTATGATTCCTTACGTTCAACTCAAGGGTATGAATGATTATCAAGGTTTTGGTTCAGGTGTAACTTACTACCGCCGCTATGCTTTAAGCGCAGCACTTGGTTTAGTAACTGACAAAGACACGGACGCATCAGGTGAGCAAGTAAAGACTGAAAAGAAACTGCCTGCTATTGACCAAAAGCGATTTAGCGCAGCGGTACAAGCCATTGCCAAAGGTGAATTTACACGAGAGAAACTCGAATCATCCTTTGCATTAACTGAAGGTCAAATTGATATGCTCAACGCACTATGAAAGCTCTCAAGATTCGATGTTCTGCCATTGGTAAAATAATGGCAACACCACGCTCTAAAACGGAGCTGCTATCCCAAACTGCTAAAACATACATACACGAACTCGTGCTACAAGAGAAATACGGCATCAGGAAGGAGTTTTCAAGCCGTTACACGGACAAAGGCA